AGATAAATGTATTCTTCGGATGTGATTTATGGAACGCAATTTGATGGGGAGAAAAGTTGACTTTGTTCCCCTTTGCAACCTTTAACTCGACAGTGAAAAACTTGCCAGAATGATTGTAGCCCAACACATCAGGCATGCCAAGTAAGCTAAGGTTTTCAATACGATTCCAGATGATGGAGCATGTATTTTTCTTAAGATCTTGATATAATTTTCTTTCTGGGCCCATGTTGTTTTCAAGGTTACTCCGGTATGTCTGGAGCTTTAATAATTTCCTTTTTAGTAGGCTTAAATACTACACGAATAGATGCATCACCAATGATGTTTGACTCCTCTACATCTATGCGTTTCAGCTCTTCTAAATAAGGTCCAATCTTCATATAAATTTTCGCATTGTTAATAGCGGTTCCTTTGTCACCATCTATAAAATGTTCTAGGTATCTCATTAAATCTTTAATATACATTATAATCCTGACTTTCGAGCAGCATCAACTCTTTCAGTTAAGTGATCGTGCATCGTCTTATTCTCTTCCTCTAACTCTGTCAATCTTTCCTGTAATTTTCCATTAAGTTTTCGATGAGATTCATTGACCTCTAATGCATTAGCCAATGCATCTTGCGCTTCCTTAACGCGATTCGTTTCAATTCCTTTAAGAATTGTCAATTCTCCTTCAGCCTCTTGCCGAAGCTTATGCTCCTTCTCATACTTTTCTTGAAATGTAATACCATCCGGAAACCAGTTTGGTTCTTCTCTATCTTTTCTAGCTTCTCCTATTATACAAACACCAGCCTCTTGCTGACGATCCTCTTCTCGATATTTTTCTAATTCCCTATAAGTTTTATTAGGAAATTCTTTTGCTAATTCCTGCATTGTTTTTCCTTTCGGCATATTGACATTTTAACAATGTTACCTTAAATTGTCAATATGGGTGTACCTAAAAGATTAACTGAAATGCAAATGAGATTTGCTGAATTCGTAGTATTCGGAGGGCCTGAAGGGCCTATGACTCAAGGCGAAGCAGCTATAGCTGCTGGATATAGCAACCAAAGATCACGCCAGGAAGGATCAGAACTATTGAATCCAAGACTCAGCCCATTAGTCGTTCACTATGTGGGCAGACTTAAAGAAGAAAAACTCAAAAAATTTGAAGTTAGCTATGAAGGTCACGTGGCTGAACTGGCTCGTCTACGTGAAATGGCTTTAAAGAAAGGAAGTTTCTCCTCTGCAGTAAACGCCGAAACAAACCGAGGCAAGGCAGCAGGACTATACATAGACCGAAAAATAATAAAACATGGGAAATTAGAAGATATGTCAGAACTAGAACTAGAAGCAAAAATGAAACAAATTTTAGACGACTATGCACCAATTCTGAATGTGACTCCAACACCAAAACTCTCTTCTAATAAACGTTTAAAAAAAGGGAGTAAGAAAGCCCAAAAATCAATCCTAGTAAAACTATAAATATTACTTTATCTGGATCCCACATCTTAATTATTAAACACCACCGCCGCCGTCATCTTCTAATTCATCAATAACTTCATCAATCTTAAATAAAAAATCATCCTCTTTTTCATGCACCTTATCTAATTCATTTTTAAGTTTGCGAAGCTTTTTAACAAGCCTTTTAACAACTTGGGGTGTCATACCGACTTTAGGCATACTATCTCTTCTTTTTCTTTTTAACTTTTTTCTTAGCCTTCTTCTTTGCTTTTTTCTTTTTCTTTGGCATATATGCCTCCTTCTTCATCAAGTTATACTTCTCTTCACTTAACCAGTCAATGCTAGACATCTTTCTTCTCTATCTTCAACACACACCCCATGGGCATCACATTCCTATCTGAAAACACTTCATCCTTCGTATCATAACTACTGAAAGTCCAAATAAACTTCTTAGTCTTCTTGTAGACATACGCAAAAGTAATCATTTTAGAGCATTCAAACTTATCAAACTCCATTGCAGTGGCATGCCCGGCATCCCCTGTGATATCAATCCAGTGAATCTTATAAAAATAATACCTCTTTTTGTTAATGATTACGTGCTTATATTTCGATTTCTTACGTTTCATGGTACCCGAAGCTCCTCCAAAAGCCACTATAGACTATTAATATATATTTATCGATTTCTTTTATGAGCTAAAAAAGTCTGGCAGGCTGGCAGATTTAGTATAAATATATAAAAAAGGTATTAGTAGCAACGGTTCTAGGTCATTTTGGGTCTGCCAGTGACTCTGGTTTTTCTGCCAGTGCTGCCAGTGGATCCAAAAAGACCGCATAAAACTAACTTTTATCCTAGACATATCGGGATAATCATCTAGATTTCTGCCATCTAATTTGTGCCATAATGTCGCCTTAATATTGCCATCTTCTCTGCAGCATCAGCAACTTTAGCTAGGAGCTTATCAATATCACCAATTAAGTCATGGTGACCTGGTACGACTTCCCCTCTTATAAGTGCATCAATCTTCACGAGTGCCTCTTCCTGATCCGCTGTGTAGCGTTTGATCAGAGCTTGGAAGATTCTTTCTCGTATTGTACCTGATTCTCTCATTTTTTACCTCCCTTCATTAAAATGCCCAACTAACAAAAGAATATCTTATTCCTTTAGTTATTTCTTTTACTTCATGCGGGTACATAAAGTTAGATGGAAACAACAGTATATCTCCACGTATTAGTTTAATTTCTTTTTCTCGGCACATAAATGCACCACCTTCATAGTTATCATTGAGCAAACCAACAATAGAAATAATAGGAATTCCTTTTAGTTTGCCATCAAATAAACTCTGAATATGATCATGATGTGATCTCATTTTAGTTCCAATTTTATATCTATTAAATCTAACCTGGCTAATATGACGAATCCATGTAGTCCCAACCTTATCTTTCTCTCTTGAATATTTTTTTTGATAATTTTGTAATGCTGTTCCTAGATAGTTTCCTAGTGATTTAAATTGATCTGCAGTAGAATTGATTATATCTAATTCTTTTTCTGGCATTGAATGCAGATCATCACGTCCATAATTATACCAAGAATGTTTAGACCATTTGCTTTCTGGTAATGAGGATTCCCTGATTAAAGACCTACATAGTTGGGTAGGAATTAAATTCTGAATCATAATGTAATCATCTACGTTGGTCATTAATATCTTTGAAAGTTAAGTGCGTTGAATTATCTTCTGCCCCTAGTTCACTAAAACAAAAACTATTAAAAGCTAGAGAGTATCTACTTTCTTTTTTAGTATTTACAGGAACCGAGTGTCTTAACCCGCTAGGAAAAAGAATTACATCCCCGGATAAAGGTTTAAACGTAAAGGATTCGCTATTAAGTCTAGTATATGTATGTATACTGGGTCTAATTCTAGCAACTGTATCTTTAGTAAATGTGATTGCGGCATGGTCTTCATTTCTGAAATAAAATACTCCACTAATTAAACTGTTGGCGTGAGTATGTTCATGAGTAAAACTTCCATAAGGGTTACGTTGCATCCACGCTTGAGTGATTGATGCTTTTTGTTTTGTTTTCATAATAAGATCTGTATATTTATCTAGACTTTCTAAAATGAATTCTTTTATTTTGGAAAGAGGAGGGTGTTTCAGTAGATAAGAATCTTTACTTCTAAAAGCCCCTGTTACTTGTTGGCCTTTATATTCTAAAGTTCTAACATATTTAAATTCTTTTTTAAAATCTTCCTTGTAAGTACACACCAATAAGGATATTGGGAAGATGGATATGAGGGTATCTTTTCTTTCTTCTACCATAACTTCTTTGCCATGGCTCCTTTCTTTGCTTTATTTAATTTTTGTGCTTCTTTCTCAAATTCTTCCATTAGATTTTTAGTATCTATATTAGCTTCTTCTTTATGGTTTTGTTTTAGGTAATAATAACTGTCTAATCTTTTTAAAAACTTATGTTTTTCGCGTCTTAAATCAGCATCTTGAATTTTAAATTCTTGGTAATAATGATCTGTTGTGCATATCATTATCACACCTTGTCTAATTTTTGATCCATACACATGGTCATGAGCCATGGCGTAGGCTGCTATTTGAAGAAAATAATCATCTATCCATTCTCGTTGCTTGGGACGATTGGCTTGTTTAAAATCTATAATGGTATCCATTCCATTATGTTCACAAACTAAATCAGTTGCTCCTGCGTATAGACCAGGATAATGCAACGTTACTTCTGAGCCATAATAGTGGGTGATGGGTAGTAGTCCTACTTCAATAATCTTTTTCGCCATTGATTTAGCTTCTTGACCAATGGGCG